GCCTTGCTAACCTTGTCTATGAACCCTTGAGACCTAGGCTTGCCATAGTTGAAGTTCTTCTCGCCAGATAGGGACGCACTTATCTTGGCACGGGTAGATGGTGCCACAAAGTGACCCTGCATTGTCTTGATGCGCTTACTCTTCTCTTCATCTGTTTGAATGCGCGCTTTGCTTGTTTTAGATATTCTGGCCTTAGCAGTTGCAGTGTGCTTATATCCCCATGTAGGGCTAAGAGATCCCACCATACCTAACATAGGCGCAGTGGCATCTACCCCAAGGTTATAACAATAGTCCTTGCCAACATGCTGTTTAAGCCACACTGTTTCCGCAGCCAATATATCTACACCAATCTCAAGCTCCTCAACTATTACAAATACAAATGCCGCTTCCCCATATTTAGTCCACGCATTTTGGAGCTTAGCGTTGGAGTGCTTATTCCCCCTCAGTTCAGAAAAGTGTCTTGTCTTGCGCCTAGAAAAATTAACTGCACTACCAACATAAAACTTATTGTTTATGACATTAATAATCTTGTATATGCCTTGCGTCATTGTGCTCTCCTTATCATTGAGAGACACATAATACACTAACTAATAATATAACACAACAGATAAAACAAAGGGGACCGAAGCCCCCTCTGCAACCCTTATTGCTATTGGGTTATCATGCACCCGCGCTTCCGAACATCCCAAGCGGATCCGACCATCCAAACGAATACCGCTCACGGCTCTTGTAACGCACATTCCCTGTGTCAAAATCACCATCCATTGACTGTTGCAGGGGTGAACGCTCAAAGTGCTTCATACCGTTAGGTACATCTGTGGTCAGGAACCATGCATTGGTGTCAGTCAAGAAGTGATTGATACAGTAGCCTTCAGGTATCGAACCATTGTTCTTGATAGCATTGATGTCATTGTCAGCTGTACCAACGCGGAGGGAAGTCTCCAACAGACGGGTAGCAACAAACTGCAGTGAAGGCGGAACCACCAACTTGCGTGGGCGGCTAGCGATCAACAGGCTACGTTCATCAGTCCACAGTGAGATTTGAATAACAGCGGCTTCCAGGGAAGTCTCATTCAAGTCAGCTGGGGTTGAAGGAATGTTGCTGTTAACGCCACCAGACACTAGCGGGTGACTTGCTGAGAACAGAGCTTGTCCATCACCACCTGGGTAGGAGGATGAGAAGCCGTTGTTCAGCGTGTTAGCCGCTTTAACTTGCTTGGTGTATGCCATAGCACGAGCCAAAGCCTTGGTGTAACGAGCTGAGAGAGAATCGTACAAGTTATCTTCGATTGCTTCTTCAGTTAGCGAGAAACCAAGAGCGATAGTTTCATGGTTGTAGCGTGAGGTCCAAGCTTCTTGGCCGTTGTCATAAGCGATGGCGGAGCCTTCATTCTTGACAGGTGCGGCTGAGAATCCAGACAGTTTTGTTTCTTCTTCGAAGGAACGCTCAGAGGTCTCAGTTTCGTAGATCTCTTTGTGCTCTTCGCCGTAACGAGCGTACTCCAAACCGAACAATGCATTCAGTCCTGGGAGCAACTCTTTCAGTAGTTGTGCGCGTGAAATAGCCATTTAATTGTCTCCCTTTAGGCGTAAGCCAAACCTGTTGCATTGTTATATTGATGGATACCAAAGTTGATCTTGACAATCACTTCGCTGTAAGTAGTAGGCGTAGGTGATGTAGCAGGAACAACGTCAATGACCCGAACTGGGAACGTATTGGTAGCTGCTGGGGAGGAGCTCAGTACTGAATATGCTGAGTTACCGTTCAGTGTGCTACCGGCAGTTGCCAGAATGGACATGTTGGTACCAATTGCGTTTTGGGTAACAGTTGCCATTACTACGCCACTTGAACAGACAGCTACTTGGTACAAAGTATCAGGATCATCTGCAACAATCGCATAGATCTCAGTACCTGAAGCAACAGTAATTGCATCAGGATAATACTGTGAACGTGTAGGTGTGCCATTTGCTGCGGTGTAGAAACAGCCCAAGAACACGCCGCAAGGTGTGTTAGCGGTTGTACCTACATCTTTTTCAATAGTGCCGCCAACAACTCTTTTGACAAAATCGCCAAAGAAGATGTTTTCGCTGTAGCCAACTGCGATTTCCATGTTACGGGTGGAACCTGCAAAAACTTGTCCACCAATCAGGTTTATAGGCCGTAGCCCATAAGGTCCGTTAATAGTAGGGTAAGCCATGTTTTAACTCCTTAAAGGTTTTTATTTGCCTTTGCCAAATGAGGTAGTAGATTTACGCTCAGCAAACATCGGCATACGAGGATCACTTTGTCTCATCATACTGTTATCTACAGACTCAATCTGGCTCTCAGCTTGCTTGCGGTAAAACGCATCTCGCTGCTCCACGAACTCAATTGGAGTCTTACATAGTAACAATCCACCGATTTCAATATTGTCCTTAAAGCGACTATTGCCATCAATTAACAGTTGGAACTGTGGCTGTTCATTTACAGTTACTGGCTCCCAACCTTCTCTGAGTTTGGCAGAGAGATTTCTTGGATCAGCTACATTCAATGTTGACACCCTTATCCATCGGTACGCGTATCCAGGAAGCTTGTCAGGTTCTGGCAAGAGTTCCGGCTGCTTCCACTGCTGAGGACGCTGCTGTTCAATACGAGTATCTGCTGCTCTAGGTAACTTGTTTTCAGCCATTATTGGCCTCCATTTTTTGGACTTCACGATAGTATTGCTCAGGCGTTAACTTGAGCTTCTTTGCAATGTTTAACTGCGATTGCTTCAGCGTTACCTTTTTGGAGGAAGTGCTTCTGCCTGCAGATGCAACTATCGTACTCTGTCTATCTGTACGCGGCTTGTTTGTGGGCTGCGTTTTTTCTTCTTCAAAGTTCTCTGGGAACCGGCGATGCATTGTCTCATCGACTTTCTTCCAGTATTCATCCGTTGATGCGTAACTTGCTCCATGTTGAGTAACAAGTTTTTGATGTAGCCCTAAAGCTAGACTTGTCATCTCTTCATCTTTCCCGAACCAGGTATTGCGCTCTTGCCACGCCATAGCCCGTGAATCAGGTTTTGGTATCTCAGTCTGACTATTTACAGGAATTTCTGGAGTTTGTAAAGCAGGCACATATTCTTTTGCTTTCTGTAACTTATACTGTGCACCTGATAACTTCTCCTGGGCATTTACCAACTGATCTGAATCTCCTAGATCATATGCCTCCTTATAAGCCCTCTTAGCTGCGTCAATTTCAAGCTCAGCTGCATCCTTATATGCCGCTAGGTAGTTCTGCTCTCCATCGGTTAGGCGTGTTTTAAGCGCCTTGTTCTCAGCCTGGACTGTCTGTGCATAGGCTAGAGCTTCCTTCTGCTCCCTTAGGGCTTGCTCTTTCTCCCTACGCTCATCGTGCCAGACTTTCTTAAACTGTTTTAACTTCGTCTTAACCGTATCGGAATATTCCTCTAGCTCATCCTTGTCTAGATCTTCTACTACTTCCTTTGGCATTGCCTCACGGCCACGGTCTTTCTCAGGAGTGTCATCCTCTATTTCAAATTCAAACTCCTCCTTCTCTACCTTTTCGTCTGGGAATTGGAATTCCTTTTCGTCATCCATTTTATTCTCCTAAATGTTACCTTTCGGTATGTTTGTTAAATCCTACTTATTCCTCTTGGGTCTTCTACCACTGCCTCTACGGTGTCATCGTTTATCAATCTAAACTCTTTGCCGTGGATCTTTAAGCGCGTTCCTGAATTAGGACGGGCCAATATAAAGTCACCCTTCTTACACCAAGGACCTGCTGGGAACCTGGTTTTATCGGAGTAACAGTCTGGTCCCATATCAATTACAAAGAACACAGTACTTAGTATCTCTTCATACTGACGGGTTGTGTCCGCCTTCAAAAGACCACTATCGTACTTTTCCTCAATTACCGGAATACTTACGAGTATGTGGTACCCAGTAGGTTGTGGTAATTGCGTTGCTTTTGTTTCTTCGCTTTCTGTAGCGATTTCAGTCATCAGATTGCTCCATGTGTGCAGATATCCGATCTGCTTTCGGCCCGTCCCCATCAGGAAAAGCAATTTCCCCTTGTGCCGGATAAATTGCGGGGTTAAACGTGTTTCCTTTTTTTATGTTCTCAACCTCTGATAAAGGTTGAAGATTCCACCAAACATGCAGCCCACAGACGTTTTTTGAAACAAGTGGGACTATGTGATCAACGTGAAAAACAGCACCCAAAACTTCTTGTAGTTGTTGGGTCAGCGCATACACCTGCATTATTCTGCTACGTTGATTTCTTGTAAGCCAATGAGGAGTTGCCTGTATCTTTGCTGCGTGGCGCAAAGTTGCGTTTTTTCGCCATGTAAGAATTGCATCCCCAGTAACTTTGGTAAACGCATCAAGCTTTTCGCTTATTCGCTGCATATTGTGCTTCTTAGTTTGCAAGCGAAGCTTTTCTTTATACCGATCATACTTTTCAGAGCTTTGCCATTTGCTATTAGATACTTGCTTCTGACTTTTGCGCCCTCGCTGATATTCAAGTTCGCAAGATTTGCATCTGCTGGAGCATCCGTCTTTGCTAGCGGTGGCCTTGTAAAAATTACTAAAAGGCTTGCTAATGTCACATCGCCTACAGATCTTCATATTCACCATTGTTTATTAGTTTTACCAAATCAAGAATATAACCCTCTGCGATGGATAGACCCCTAATCTCCCCACAAAGTTTTTGGTACTCTGCATAGTCCTTAGCTGCGCTGGTGGCTATAGC